CGCTCCTTTTCGCTCGGGACCCGATCAGCACGAACCGGCTCGAACCGGCCGGGATCGTCCCCGACTGGAAACGCCGGTCGTGGATCGCGGCCGATCGCTCGCGGACGCCGTGGGGGAGTGGGCGGAACGGTATCTAGGGAAGGCCCTTATGCCGTGGCAGCGGTACGTGCTGGAGGGCGTGACGTCGATCAGGGACGACGGACGGTTCGCGGCGAGGACCGCGGTCGTGTCGACTGCCCGGCAGCAGGGAAAGACGCTGCTGGCTATGGCCTTCCTCGGGTATATGGCAACCGAAGAGCCGGCGCGCCGGGGGGAGCCTCTGACGATCCTGTCGACGGCGCACCGGCTCGACGTCGCGACCGAGGTATTTCTGCAGCTGTCGCCGATCCTGCTAGAGCATTTCGGCGGCCGCGCCCTGAATCAATATTCGCGCTCCGAGTGGCGCGGCGAGGACGGGACCCGCTGGCTCGTCCGGGCGTCCGGCCCTTCGATCGGGCACGGCCTGTCTCTCGACGTCGTACTGGCCGACGAAATTTGGGACGTCTCTTCGGAGGTACTGGAGGCCGGTCTGCGGCCCACGATGCGCGCCCGACCGAATCCGCTAATGGTCTGTCTCTCGACGGCCGGGACGGAGCAGTCGACTGCGCTTCTCCGGCTGCGGGAGCAGGCTCTCCGGCAGATCGACCGGGCCGACGCCGGCGGCCTGTATTTCGCCGAATTCAGCCCGCCGCCCCATTTAGACCCGATGACCCCGGAGGCTTGGAGCTGGGCGAACCCCGCACTCGGGCATACGGTCGACCTAGAGACGATCCGCGACGAATCCGAATCGCCCGACCGAGCGGCTTTCCTCCGGGCGTCCGTGAACCTTTGGGTCGCGTCCGATCGCGGCTGGATTCGACCGGGCCTCTGGGAAGAGCTTCGCGCCGACGTCGAGCTGCCGGCCGGCGGGATCGTCGCCGTCGAGTCGTCCCTAGATTCGTCCCGTTACTTCGGCGTCCGGGCGGTCCCCGTCGGCGACGGCCGGATCGGCGTCACGGTCGCATTCCACGTCGACACTATGACCGAGGCCCTCGCCGAAATGCAGGCCCTCGCCGCCGACCCGCGGATCAGGTTCGCCGTCTCCCCGACGATCGACCTTCACGTCCCCCGGCAGCTCGACGCGAGGAAGGTCGTCGTCGGCTATGGAGAGCTTTTGCGGTTCACGCACCCGGTCCGAAATATGATCGAGGAACGGCGTCTGATCCATACCGGCGAAGCGATGCTCGCCGAACACGTGCAGAGGGCCGTCGCCGTCAGGACGCAGGGCGCGATCGCCCTCTCTTCGCAGCGGTCCCCCGGCCCGATCGAGCTTGCGCGCTGTATGGTCTGGGCGGCCGCCCTCGCGACCCGGCCGGCGTCGATCGGGAAGCCGATCGTCGTCACCGCAGCCGGATAACCTCGCTCCGGCATCGCCGCCGGTCCCGCCGTCGGAATCGGGCTTCTCCTTCGGCGGCGATGCCACTAAAAACGCGGACCTTTCGGCAACACTAGAACCGTGCCACTCTTCAGAACCTCCGCAAAGGTAGACAAGGCCGCCGCCGGCGTCTCCCCGATCACGTCGAACGCCGGAGCCTCGCAAATCGGCTACTTCCCGGCGTACACGGAGGGCGATGTCCGTTCGCGGGCTATGTCGGTCCCCGTCATCACGCGAGGCCGCGACCTGATATGCGGGACGATCGGCACGATGCAGCTCGAGCAGGTCCGCTATATGTGGAACGGCGAGGAAATGGAATCGGTCAGGATCGCGCCGCGGTCGTGGCTCGCCCGGATCGACAAGGGCGTGCCTAATTCCGTGATCCTTTCGTGGACCGCCGACGACCTTCTCTTCTACGGGTCGGCCTTCTGGGCGATCACCGAGCGGACCGCGGACGGCTTCCCGGCGGCTTTTACGCGGCTCCCCGCCGCAATGGTGACGCTTCAGGATCAGGCCGGCGCGGTCCGGTTCGGACCGTCGAAGCAGATTCTCTTCTCCGGGCTGCCGATCGACTACCGGGACGTCGTGCAGTTTATTTCGCCGATTCAGGGCCTCGTCTACACGGCCTCGAAGGCGATCGATACCGCCCTGAAGCTGGAGCAGAGCCGCTACCGCAACGCGCTAAGCAGCATTCCGTCGATGGTCCTCCGGCAGACCGGAGGCGAACCGCTCTCGTCGACCGAGCTTCGCGAGATCGCGGCGGCCTTCGACGTCGCCCGGATCAATAATCAAACGGCCGCCGTGAATGAGTTTATGGAGGTCAAAGAATCGTTCGCGACGCCGGACAAAATGCTGCTAATCGAGGCGGCCGACTATCAGGCCCGCGACCTCTGCCGGGCGATCGGAATTCCCGCGTACCTCGCCGCGATCGCGACCGGCAGCTATTCGTACACCAACTCGCGGTCGGCGCGGGAGGACCTCCTGCTCTTCGCCCTCGCCCCGTACCTGACGTGCATCAGCGAGACGCTGTCGAGCGACAACGTGCTGCCCCACGGGACCGGCGTCCGGTTCAGGGTCGACGAATACTTGGAGGAATACGGTCCCGATCAGTCGATGCCGGACGTCGAGGACAACGGCACGGAAAATACGCAGGAAGCCCTCGCGTGACCCCTACTCTCGTCCCGTGACCCGACTCAACCTCACCGCCGCCGTCGAGATCGACGCAGCCGCCCCGGACGGGACGCCCCGCCGCACCGTTTCGGGGGTCGCCGTCCCCTACGGGGTCGCGGCCCGCGTCGCGGACGGGACCTCGGTCCGCTTCGAGCAGGGCGCGCTCCCCGTCGACGGGAAAGCCCCGAAGCTCTTCCTCTATCACGACGCGACGCAGCCGGTCGGGGTCGTGACCGAGCGGGTCGACACTCCCGAAGGAATGCTCTTCAGCGCGCGTATTGCCGGAACCCCCGCCGGCGATACCGCGCTGACCCTCGCGCAGGAAGGCGTCCTCGACTCGGTATCGGTCGGCGTCAACCCGACCCGCTACTCCTACGACGACGACGGAACAATGGTCATTACGGCCGCTGACTGGATCGAGCTTTCGCTCGTCCCCGTCCCGGCCTTCGCCGGCTCGACCGTCGATTCCGTGAATGCCGCCGCAGATATGGAAATCCCCGCCCCGGCCGAAACGATCGGGAACAATGACGAAGAGACGAAAGAGGACCCCAACGTGAACGAAACCCCCGCCCCCGCCCCGGCAGTCGTCGAGGCTTCGACCGTCCCCGTTCTGCACGCGGAGGCGCGCCGCGCTTTCCGTATGCCGTCGATCGGCGACTATATCGCCGCGATGCACCGCGGCGGATCGGACTTCGCGCAGCTGAACGCGAACATTCGCGCCGCGGCCGGCGACGTCACGACGACGGACATTCCCGGCGAGCTGCCCCTGCCGGTCGTGCAGCCTGTGTTCTCGGCTCTCGTCGGCCGGAGAGGTCTGATCGATGCGATCGGGACTCGGGCGATGCCGCAGTCGGGCAAGATTTTTATCCGCCCGAAGATCACGCAGCATACGTCGGTCGCCGTTCAGTCAACCGAGCTGTCGAACGTCTCCGCGACGACCCTCGTCGTCGACGACCTTCAGGTGACGAAGGGAACCTACGGCGGGCAGGCGACGCTCTCGGAGCAGTCGATCGACTGGTCTAGCGCGGAGCTGCTGAACGTCGTCGTCGAGGACCTCGCCCGCGTTTATGCGAACGCGACGGAGAATGCGGTCTGCGACACGTTCTACAACGCCCTGACGGTTTCGCAGAAGATTCCGTCGATCGACTTTACCGACCCGGAGAGCGTCGTCGGCGGAATCTACGACGCGGCCGCCGATATCGCGACCGACTACAACCGTCTGCCGTCCGCCGTTATGGTCAGCCCGACGATGTGGGCGAAGCTCGGAAAGCTCGTCGATTCGACCGGCAGGCCGGTTTTCCCGTATATGAACCCGCAGAACGCCGGCGGCACGCTCGCGCCGAACACGTTTAACGGGAACCCGCTCGGCCTCTCTCTGGTCGTCTCCGCAGGCTTCGACGCCGCTAACGAAAACATTTTCGTCGGCGACCCGTCCGGGCTGGAGGTCTACGAGCAGCAGAAGGGCGTAATCTCGATTCAGGACGTCGGGACCCTCGGCCGGACGCTGGCCTTCCGCGGGTACCTCGCGACCTGCGTCCTCGAGATCGGCCTCTTCCGCTACCTCACGGCTAGCGCATAGGCGAGGCCGCCCGACGTGGCGACCTACACGATCCGAGGCCGATACCTCCGCGATAATCACGCCGTCGTTGAGCTGCTGACCGCTTCCGAACTAGCGGTCGGCGGCTCGATCACGGTCGCCGGCCTCGGCGCACCGTTCGTCGGGACGTTCACGATCGAGGCTCTCCCGACGTACCTCTTCCTCGGCGTCGACGACGAGGGCGACCTTCTCTACGACTACGACGTCCCGCTGCTGAATCAGGTCCTCTACGCCCGGACGGCCGACGACGTCGACCGGGCCGCCGGCAGCGGAACCCTGACTTATTCGCCGGTTTGTACGTGGATCAGCGCGGCAGACCTGACGACGTACCTCAACATTCCCGCCGCGTCGGCCGCCGATACGACCCTGATTACGCAGGCCGCTGCCGCTTCGTCGCAGTTCTGCTACCGCCGCCGTCAGGAAGCCGGCTATGTCGACTCTCTGACGACCGTCCCGTCCGCCGACGTGAAGCTCGCCGCGCTTATGTATGGGGGAGCGTGCTACCGCTCTCGGGGGAGCATCGGCGACACTTTCGCGAGCTTTGATCAAATGGGCGGCGCGGTCCCGCAGGTCGGCCTCGGCCCAATGGTGAAGCAGCTCCTCGGGGTCGACCGGCCGGCGGTCGCCTAATGGCCGGCACGGGATACCTGAATGCGGCAATGGCCGCGCTAGAGACGACGATCAGCACGGCGACGAGCCTCTCCGTGACCCGCGACACGCGGAACGTGACGCCCGGCTGCGTCCTGATCGAACCGCCGTCCGGGCGCGCCCTCTCCCCGACCGTCGTCGACCTGACGGTCCCCGTGAAGCTGATTTCGTCCGGCCCGGCGAATCAGGACGCCGTCGATCAGCTGCTTTCGCTCGTCGCGGTCCTGCTCGCCGCGGACGTCGCGGTCGTCGATTTCTCCCCGTCCCGGTACGGCGACGCGGAAGCCCCCGCCTATGACCTGACGGTCAGACTGGCGGCGATCGCGTGACCCGCTGGAAAGTGGCTTCCGAACGGATCGGGAAGGTCGGCGAGGACTACGACGTCGAGGCCGCCGCCGCGGCCGGCGTGAACGTCGACGCGCTGATCGAGGGCGGCTTCCTCGTGAAAGCCGCGCCGCGCAAGGCTAAGCCCCCTACTATCGACGAAGAGCAGACGGAGGAATAATCGATGAGTGCTACGAGCGTCATTCTTTCTAACCCGGTCGTCACCGTGAATACGGTCGACCTCACCGAGCAATGCACGGCGGCCGCGCTGGTGCGGACCCGCCCCGCGCTCGACGTTACGAGCTTCGGCGACGATTCGCGCCGCGATACCGGCGGCCTCTGGGAATCCGAGCTGACCCTCACGCTCTATATGTCCTATGCGGCGACGAACGTTTACGCGACCCTGAAGAGCCTCGTCGGCACGACGACGACGGTTACGCTGAAGCCGACGTCGTCCGCGACGTCCGCGACGAATCCGCTTCTCACTCTCGCCGACTGCTACCTCGAAAGCCTCCCCGTGCTGAATGCCGAGCTGGGCGCAATTTCGACGATCGACGTAGTTTTCCGAAACGGAACGTTTAGCGAAGCGACCTCGTAATCGGCGACCCGCCGATCCGACCGGAAGGGACCCTGATAAATGCGGCTCGAATTGACCGTCACGCCCGCGCCCGACGCGGAGCCGATCGTCGTCGTAACCAACCTGCTCTGCTTGGCCGAATGGGAACGCGAGCTGAACCGGAAAATCAGCGACGGCCGCGGGATCGGCGTCTCGGACCTCGCCTATTGGGCGCACTTCCTCCTGAAGCTCGCCGGGCGGACGACGGCCGCCGACTGGAAAGCGTGGATCACCGCTAACCCGGACGCCCGCATCGAGGTAAGGGACCTGACCGACCCGAACCCTACGGTCGGGGCCACGTCCGCCGGCAGCTAGCGGAGCTGCTGGTCGCCGTCGGCTGGTGGCCCCCGTCCGTATCGTTTGACTCTCGCGACCTCGCGACAGTCGCTACCGTGCTAAAGGATCAGCAGAAGGGCCGGAAGTGACGAGCGCGACGATCGAGACTGCGGGCATAAAGAACGCGATCACCGCGCTCCGCAAGCTCGAACCCGAGACAAATAAGGCTTTTCGGAAGAACGTCCGTCAGATCGCCGCCCCGGCAGTCGACAACGTCCGCAGCAAGTATCCGTCGGTCTATCTTTCGGGCCTCTCCCGTAACTGGGCCGGCAAGGCCCGCGGGAAGGGTCCCCTCGACCCGAATAAAGCCCGCCGGGGCGTCCGCGTAGTGTTCTCGGCCCGGCGGAATACGGTCGGCGTAATCCTGATCGAGCAGGCCGACCCGGCGACCGCGATATTCGAGGGCGCGGGCCGCGCCAACCCGAACCGGCTTTCGCAGTCCCTCGACTCGGTCGACGACGACCGCGGCTGGGCGGCGATCCTCCCCGGCCGAACCCGCATCATCGGGAAAGCGGTCTATCAGTCCCGCCGCCGGATCGAAGCCGAGATCGAGCAGGCCGTCCTCGAAGCGGTCCGCTACGTCGAGAGGAACCTTTCCTAATGGGCCTGCAAATTCCCATCGTCTCCGAGTTCGACGGGACCGGCGTAAAGAAAGCGATCCGCGAATTTCAGCAGCTCGAAGGCGTCGGGGCCAAAGCATCGTTCGCCCTAAAGAAAGCCGCCCTCCCGGCCGCAGCTGCGATCGGCGGCCTCGCCGTGGCCCTCGGCGACGCGACGAAGGCCGCGATGGAAGATCAGAAAGCGCAGGCGCAGCTCGCCCTCGACCTGCATAACGTCGCCGGGGCGTCGAAGAGCGCGATCGCGTCGGCGGAAAACTGGATATCGGCGCAGTCCCTCGCGACCGGCATTGCCGACGATCAGCTCCGGCCGGCCCTATCGGCACTCGTCAGAGGCACGAAGGACGTCGGCGAAGCGCAGAACGCTCTCGCCCTCGCGATGGACATTTCGACGGCGACCGGCGCGGACCTGACCGGAGTATCTGACGCGCTCGCGAAGGCGTATCAGGGCAACTACAAGAGCCTGCGGTCCCTCTCGCCGGAAATGGCGACCCTCATCAAAGAGGGCGCATCGTTGGAAGAGGTTATGAACGTCCTCGGCGGCACGTTCGGCGGCTCGACGGCGACCGCCGCAGAAACGGCGTCCGGGCAAATGCAGCGGTTCGGCGTGGCACTCAACGAAACGAAGGAATCGATCGGCGCGGCCCTGCTCCCCGCCGTGCAGGCGATCCTCCCCTACCTGCTGGCCTTCGGGAAATGGGCGCAAGAGAACCCGAAGCTCTTCCTCACGATCGCCGGAGTGATCGGCGGGATCGCGGCCGCGGTCCTCGCCCTGAATGTTGCGATGAAGGTCTGGCAAGCCGCGACGGTCGCCGTTACCGCCGTGCAATGGCTCCTGAATGTCGCTATGACCGCGAACCCGGTCGGCCTCGTCGTCGCCGGCATCGCCGCCCTTATTGCGATCCTCGTCATCGCGTGGAATAAGGTCGACTGGTTCCGCGAGGGCGTGACTATGGCCTTCGAGTGGATTCGCGACCGGATCACGCAGTCGATCGACGTCATAAAGGGATTCTTTACCGGCGTATTCGGCTTCTATCGCGAAATGTTTAACCGGATCGCCGGCCTCTGGAATAGCACGATCGGAAAACTCCGGTTCGAGATTCCCGACTGGGTCCCGCTGATCGGCGGGAAGGGCTTCGACGTCCCCGATATCCCGATGCTCGCGTCCGGGGGCGTCGTCACGCAGCCGACCCTCGCCGTCATCGGCGAAGCCGGCCCGGAGGCCGTGATCCCCCTCGACCGTGCCGGCAGTATGGGATCGACCGTCATCATCAACATAAACAGCACGATCGCGGACGAGAGCCTCCCGGAGAAGCTGGTCCAGGCCCTCCGCACCTATAACCGGACGAACGGGCCGCTCCGCGTGCAGGTCGCCTAATGGCCGACCTCAACGGCTGCGGCGACTACGAGGTCTACCTCGACGCCGGCTGGAGGCTCGACGCTTTCCGGCTGGATAACGCCGTTTCGGGGGTCCTCGACTCGACCTACGTCCTCGACGGGACCGTCTCTTTCGTCGACGTCACGACCTACGTTCAGGAATTGACGATCTCCCGCGGCCGGACGAAATTCCGGCAGCCGATCGACGCCGGCCGCTGCACGATCAAGCTCGACGATACGAACGGCGATTTTACGATCGTGAATTCGGCGTCGCCCTACTGGGACCCGGACCTCGACCGGCTCGGCTTTCAGCCGACCCGCCGCGTCCGCGTCGTCCGCGACGGCGAGCGGCTCTTCGACGGCCTGATCGTTACCTACGATCAGCAGATCACCTTGCAGAACGAATCGCTAATCACCGTGACCGCGACCGACGACCTGAAGCAATTCGACAACGTCCTGCTCGACGGATTCACGCCGACCCCGCAGCGGTCCGATCAGCGGGTCGCCGCGATCCTCGACCGCCCCGAAGTGGACCTCTTCACCGCGGCCGGGTCGCGGGTCATCGCGACCGGCGACGCGAACCTCGGCGCGCAGGTCGTCGAGGACGGCGTCAACCTCTCCGAATACTTCGCCCGCGTGCAGGTCGCCGAGCAGGGCCGAATCTTCGTCGACCGGACCGGCCGCTTCGTATTTCAGGCCCGAATCCCGACCCGGACGATCTCCGCGTCCCCCGTCCTCTTCTCGGACGTCGGCGACGGCGGAATCCCATTTCGTAACTTTCAGGTTGTCTACGAATGATAAACGTCGAGATCAACTGGGATTTTTCCAATTTCGACCCGCTGACCGGGCTATTCGGTCAGACGTCCCCGGACGGCATTTATTACGGCCCGGTTCAGAACGTCTCGACGGTCCTCGTCGCCGACTCGACCGCGACGTCCGTCGACACGCTCGAAGGCTCGCAGTCCACCGACGACGACTCGGTCGCGGTCTACGGCCGTCAGGCCGCCGGCGCGCTGGTGACGATCCTCGCCGGCCGGGCCGACGCGCAGACCCTCGCGACCTACCTTCAGCGCAGCTTCCCGTCCTACTGGTTCTCCGACCTAGAGGTCCCGCTGCTCCGGCTGACCGCCGCGCAGCAGGACGCGGTCGCGCAGCTCGATATCGGCTCGCAAATCCGCTGCTCGAAGCTCTTCCCGAATATGCCGTCCCCGACGGTCGAGGACCTCTTCGTCGAGGGAATTCAGCACCGGATAACGCCGGCCGGCCACGTCGTCACGATCTACACGTCCCCGACGACGTTCGTCGCGGCCTTCGTGCTGGATACAAGTACCCTTGACGACGCGGCCTACGGATTAGGCTGACCCCGTGGCAACCCCCCCGGATTTCGTCTCTGGTGCGATCCTGACTGCGGCGCAGCTCAACCTTGCCGGGTCGTGGGTCGTGAAGCGCGACACGATCGCGGCCGGCTCGTCCTCGCATATCGTGACCGGCGCATTTAACGCCGATTTTACGAATTACCTCGTCCTGATTCACGGGATCAGCGTCGCCGCCGGCACGCCGGCGATTCAGGGTCAGCTGCGGGTCGGCACGTCGACCGCCGCGACGACCTACTTCTGGGGCGGCACGAACAGCAACTACACGAACCGGACCGACGAAAACTCGGCGGGCACGACGACGTCGTGGAGGCTCGGCTACGCGACGACGACCGTCGGCTGCCACTTCGCAGTTCAGATTTTCCGTCCGTTCGACGCGGCCGTAACGACCTTCTACTCGAACAACGCGAACACCGCCGTCTCGTATCAGGCCGGCGGAATCCACAATACGGCCACGTCCTACGATCAGCTCGTGCTGACCCCGGCGTCGTCGACGCTCTCCGGCGGAACGATCATCGTCATCGGATACCGCGACTAATGGCCGACCCGACGTTCTACGTTTCGGAGGACGGCGTCCTGCGTCCCGCGACCCCCGCGGAGACGGCGGACATTCTCCTAATTCACCGGGACAACGGCGACGCCCCCGAGTGACGCCGTGGAGTCGGACGTCCTCGTAGCTCTCATCGCCGGCGGATTCTCCGTCGTCGTCGCCCTGCTCGCCCTGATCGGCCGGCGGAACGCGAAGGATCACGCGACCGTCGAGCTGCACCTCGGGCGGATCGAAGGGAAGCTCGACGCCCATTTGGAGGCCCATAATGAAGCTGACTGACCGCGACCGCGCCCTGCTCGCGTCCTACGCCCGCGCTTTCCTCGGCGCAGTCCTCGCCCTGTATATGGCCGGAGAAACGGACCCGCGGAAGCTGCTCGCCGCCGGGCTGGCCGCGATCGTCCCCCCGCTGCTCCGCTGGCTGAACCCCCGCGATCAGGCTTTCGGCCGTGGATACCGCAGAGCGAAGCAGCTCCCCCGCTAGGCGGCCCTATACGGGCTTCGACGGCCCTAATACGGGAATGACCGGCGGCCTCGCCCAATGGATCATCGAGGCGCGCCGCACCTCGCAGGGCGTCCTCTGGAATAACGGGAGCTGGGGCGCGAGGGATCAGCGGGGCCGTCCGGGCGTCCCGTCCGTGCATCAGACCGGCCGGGCGGTCGACCTTTCGTGGAGGCGGTATCAGGGGAAGGGCGTCGTCCGCGGCCGCCCCCGCGCCGTCGAATGGATCGACCGGGTCATCGCCGCGAATGACGTCCTCGACGTCGACTGCGTCCTCGACTATTTCCCGACCCCCTACGGCCGCGGTTGGCGATGCGACCGGCAACGCTGGATCAACTACACGCAGAAGCAGATTCACGGCGCGCCCGGCGGCGACTGGTTTCACGTCGAGATCGGCCTTCGGCTCGCCCACGACGCGGCCGGCGTCCGCGCCGCATTCCGGCAAGTGTTTCCCGATATCCCCCACTAGGCCGCACCGATTCGCTACGGTCGTCACTACCGACGGCTAGGAAGCAGGAATGAACGAACCGCGAAGCCTCATTTATGAACCGCTAACCGGCAAGACGCCGTCGGGGGAAGTGCTAGTGCAGCTTTTCCGCGACCCGCAGACCCGCGAAATCATCACGGCTTCCGTGGCTTTCCGCCGCTGGCCGTGGGATACGTGGGGGGTCCCCTACGACTTGGAGGTCCGCTAGTGGCAGAAATCGCAGCAGTCAGAATCCTTCTCGCGGTCATCGCGACCCTGCTCGGGATCGCCGTGATCCCGAAGGATCACGACGTCCCGAAGCCCCCCGCCCCGACGATCAACGTCGCCCCGCCGCGGCCCGCCCCCCGGCCCACGACGACGACCTCGACGACCGTCGTCACGGACGACTGCGGCGACGTGATCCGTCTCGCCCGGCTCGCCGGCTGGCCCGAGCAAGAGCTGGTCAACGTCCGCCGCGTCGCGTACCGCGAAAGCCGCTGCCTGTCGCATATCGACGGCGTCCCGAACCTGAACGCCCTCGACCCGGCCGGCGGTTCGATCGGACCGATGCAGGTAAACCTCTCTTGGGCGAAGCCGAACCGTTACTACCCTTACGGCTACTTGCAGGGCCTCGGGATCGGCGTCGACGGCCCGGAGGACCTCGCGGACCCGCTGACTAACCTTCGGGCGGCATACGAAGTCTGGAAATACGCCCATAACAAGCACGGGAACGGCTGGCTCCCGTGGAACCTGAACCCCTACGAATCCGACTAGAGCAGAAAGGGAAACAATGGAGAAGCCGAAGAGCATCGCCGAGGTAGCGGAGGAATTCTTCGCCGGCGTGCAGAAAATCAGGGAAATGACGGACCAATACGACCCGACGGTCCGCCGGGCGACCGCCCTCATCACGAAACTAAAGGCTCACGAAATGGCCTTCCGGCTCCGCGGTCAGGACGACGACGCAGACGTCATCGCCGCGGCGATCGAGACGATCATCGAGGCCCTCGGGTGAACGCGCAGCCTTCCCTCTTCACGACGACGAACGGCCTCGCCGGCTACCGGTACGAAGTGAACCCGCTCGCCCGGACCTCGGACCCCGTGACCTCGCATCAGGCCGCCGCATCGACCGCCCGACGATTCAGGGCCGGATCGCAGAAAGCGGTCCTGCTCGCCGTATTCGTCGAGGGCGGACCTATGACGACCGAGCAGGCCGGAACCCGATCGGGCCTCGCGCTGAACCCGACCGCCGGCTACTGGAAGCGCGTCTCGGAGCTGCTCCGCGGCGGCTACCTCGCCGATACCGGGCAGACCGCCCTCTCGGCCTGCGGCGAACATCAGCGAATCATCGAAGCGACCGACCTCGGCCGCGCCGCATATGCCGCCGAAAGGGAGGCCCGCTAATGCTCTTCCTCATCGTGACGTGCCTAATCGCCGGATTCGTCGGCGCGGCGATCTCCCGCTACCTCTGGGAGCAGGGCTACTAATGGGCTTCGACCTAGAGAACTACGAACCCGTAGCGGTCCGGCTCGCCCGCTGGCTGGAGCAGGTCGAGGGCGGTCAGCCCCGCGTCCTGACGCACCTCGTCCACTTCACCGAGGACGGTTGGGCCATATTCCGCGCCGAACTATGGGTCGACGAGACGCTGATCGCGACCGGCTGGGCCGAAGAGCGCAAGGATTCGTCGCCAATTACGCGGACGAATTGGCTCGAAGTGGCCGAGACGTCCGCGCTTGGCCGCGCCCTCGCGAACGCGGGCCTCGCCGGATCGGACCCGGCGAAGCGTCCGTCGCGGGAGGAAATGCAGAAGGTCGCTCGGGCCGGGGGTACTGGTGGAGCCTCCGGCCCGGGCAGCAGCTATCCGTCCCTCGCATCGGAGAAGCAGACCGAAGCTCTCCGTCGAATGGGGAAACGGCGCGGCCATAACGACGACGAAGCTCTCGCCGAAGCCCTTACCCTGCTGCTCGGGAAACGGGTCGGGATACTGACCCTGACCCGCGCCGACGCATCGGCCGCGATCGGCGAATGGTCGAAGGTCGACGAATGATCCCCGGCTATCAATGGTTCGCGTTCGCCGTCGGTTTCCTCTACGGCGTCGTCGTCGGCGGCATTCTCGCCGCGAAGGCCCTCGGCTGGTGAGACGCGGCTACACGTTCGCCGGCGGGAAACGGCGTCGCCGCCGCTGGAATCGGCGCACCGTGACCTGCCGCGTCTGCTCGACGACCGCAGTCCTCGACTATCAGACCGACGCGGAAACGCCCGCCGAAGCCGATCACGACCTCTACCTCGCGGTCCGCCGCGCAGGCTGGGTCGTCCGCATCGACCCCAAGACTCACGACGTCGACGCGACCTGCGTCCGATGCCCCTTCGAGTAATGGGCGACCGGGTCAGCGAAGCCGATTTCCTACGGTTCGTAGTCGACGTCGCGCAACGGGGCGGCTGGCTCGTGCATCACGAGCTGCCGGCCCAACGGGCCTCGGGACGCTGGGCGACGTGGAACGTCGGCCCGGCCGGCTTCCCGGACCTCGTCCTGCTGCGGCCCGCGTCGAAGTACCGTCCCGGTCAGCTGATCGTCGCCGAGCTGAAGGTCGGCCGCAATAAGGCCACGAAAGCGCAGGAAAAGTACCTGCAAGCGTTCAGGGACGCCGGGGTCGAAACGTACCTCTGGAAATGGCCCGACGATCGGGAGGGTATTCTCCGCCGTCTCGCCCCGTAGCGATAGTCGCCCCGCGACCCGCCGACCCGATCGGCCATTCAGCCCCTCCCGGAGTCGCGTCCGGGCGGGAGGACACTCGGAGACGAGGGTAGATCGACGCGCCCGCGCCTAGACATAGGAAGAGCGGCAAGGCGTCGAGGCGGGCCGTAAACATAATCGGCCGATAGGAAAGGTTCGGATAGTGGGAGCTGCGAGAGGCTAAGCAGCGGGGGGATCATTCCGCATTAGGCCCTCGACCGGGCACGCCCGCAGAAGCCCCGCAGACGCCCAAAAACGGCCCTCTGCGAGCCTCAACCCGTCGCGGCGGCCCTCCGTGCCACTCCCCTAACGGCGCGAGCTTGCGAGCGACGTTTACGGGGTCCGGGGCAGCGCCCCGAGACGAGACGCGAGCAGCGGGCTAGCGTGACCTCGACGTGCCCCGCGAACATACGACGAACGATCCGACCTACCGACGCAACCGGGCCGCGATCCTAAGAGACTCCCCCCCGTGTACCTACTGCGGGGGGGTCGCTACCGAGGCCGACCATATCGTCCCCGTAATGCACGGCGGCGACGACTCACTCGACAACCTGACCCCGTCCTGCAAACGATGCAATAGCAGACGCGGCAACCGAGACAAGCGGCAAGCCGACGCCCATAGAACCGCAGCACGACGCGAAGCTCTACGGGACCTCGCCGTGCCGATCGAGGGAAGCGACGAAGGCTCGCCATTTTTAGGGAGCGACCCTTACGCC